ACAATAGCGCACGTTGACCTCCTCGCGCTCTAGCTTTCATCTTGGCAGACTCTTCTTGCCCCATGCGGCGGCGTTCGTCTTCAAGTTCTTTAGCAATGCGGTTAGCCTCGGCCTCCATTGCGCCTTTTTGCTCTGCATACTTAGCAGTTTCAGCGGCGAGTCGCTCTTTAGCTATCCCAGCTTGCTGCTGTTGAATTTGTATTTGTTGTTCTGTCTGCCGCTGAGTTACCGCAGCTTCACGTTCAGCGACAAGACGCGCCTCTTTAGCGGACTTTCTTGCACGGTCGGCCTGATAAGCTGACCCACCCAAGATAGCCATTGAAATCCAGAACGGCATACACCCTCCTAACAAAATATTTGGAAGAAATTGTATTCCTTTTGCGGTAAACAGCAATACAATGATATCACGCAGATATCATTATTTAAGCAAAGATGTCAAAGTCTATGGATGCGGAGGTTTGTTGGATAAATTGACCGCCTGCGCCTATAGGAGACTTGGTCATTCTGCGATGTTCGCCGCCACCTAGTAGCAGATAGCCAAAAGCGTCGCCGACGTGGGAGTGCTCGTTCTTGTTAGGTGCGTCTCGGAAGCGTTCCTGCCCTGATCCGACGGATACCCGCTTGAAGTGGTAGCCACCAGCCAAGGATTTACGCAGTAGCTTGCAGGATTTATCCACAATCAGGCCGGGTTTACCTTGGATTAAGCGCTGCATTGGGGCGGCTGCTGCTTCCCGGCGTACTTTAAAGTCGTTACTTGGAGTAGGCTGGGCGCGTAACCCCAGTGTTCGCAGGTGATCAAAGGCTGTGACTTCGTAGATAGCATCTCGCTGCATACCGGCGGGGTCACCCCAGATCATTACCTGTGCTTTAGGGAACCGGGCATTCAATTCACCCAATAGTTGCTGGCCGAAACGCTCCAGACCCATGTCAAAGGTGACGATCTCGTGCAAGACTTTCCATGTGCCAGCACTTGTCTTTTGTCCAATGACAGCGGCTGGGGTCAAACCAAAGTCAAGACCAATCTGGATGGGTAGGCTTGGGTCATATTCCAAGTCAGCGGACATCATATTGTCGTCGTACTCAGGCCAGACGGGTCTGCCTTCTTGGACGTAGGTGTATTTACCTTCGGCGTAGCAGCGTATCCAGTCTAAGTTTTTACCGAGGAGCATTTGCTGGTAGTAGCCAGCGGGGAGGTTGCCGATATTTTCTGCTTTAGGATTCTTTTGCCACCATCTTCCTGCGCTATAGATGCAATCGTTAGCCTCAGGATTTTCTGGAAGTTCTGCAAGATCAGCTTCGATGACTCCTCCGGGCTGTCTGAAGAATTCCCACTTAAACGCCCCACTCATCTTCTCCTTTTCTGCGAGCTTAAACCACCAATGGTCATCATCCATTGGGTTAGTATCAAGAATAATGCCGTGCCAACTAGCACCGCCATCACGCTTAGTCGGGTATCGTCCGACTCGGTGTGTCAGTCCGTCGATCACTGCCTTGGGTAGTTCCCGTGCTTCGTTGACCCATGCACCTGTCAACTCCAATGAGAGCAGCTTTCTCACATCCTTTGGCTGATCCAGTGCAAGAAAGATCACCTCGCAGTCGATTCCAGCAGCACCATCTCTTGCTGGCAGCTTGATGTGGTGGGTAATCGGTGGTGTCCATAGCAGGGGGCCAAAGGTATTCTCTGGGAACAGATCAAGCCACGTCTTAATCGTCGTGGTCTTCAGCATCGGGTAGCTGTTTCGGACAATCGCAAAGCGGCTGTACTTAATGCCGTCAACCGGAGAAGGCTTTTGCTGCACGGCCTTCATCATGATCTCAGCACAGCAGGCGTATGACTTACCGCTTCCTACTGGACCCATAATGCCACGAACAAAGGCGTTAGATTGCAGGAACTTCCACGCCATTGGGCTAGTGGAAAAGTCTAAGTTCAACCCGGTTAGTGGTAGCTCTTTAGTGCCTGAGTCTTTAGTTTTGCTCACGAACATCCTCCACATCGATGATCTCAGGCGCTTTGACGTTAATGCCGATAACGCTCGGTTTATCTGACTCCTCGGCTGTATCCAGCAAGCCAGAGGCTTTAGCTAAGATGCGTAGAACGCCGACTTTATCGTAGAGTTCTATGTCTAGCGTTCTCACACAGCCGCCTTCTTTGTCATAGCGCTCGTTGACTTTGATGGACTTAATGGCTTGCAGTGCGTGTTCAGGGATGTCTTTACTGGCTTTGACTTTAATATTGCCAGTCTCATCCCACTCCATAATGTCGGTGAGTTTGGTATTGGCAATAGTCAGCAGGGAGTAAGCGACAGCTTCCCTGTTCTTAGCGATAGTAGCTGATCCGCCCAGACGCTTCTGGACATTTTGGACACCGCCCCACTGCTTTAGTGATGGTATTTGTTTGGTGACGGCCATTACTGATTAGCTTGAAACGCGCTCTTTAATCGATCAACAAACATATTTTGTTCAGACGTTGCAACTCCAGCGGAGGAGTCGCCAGATAATATTCTGGCTGCGATTGTCGCCCGGCGCTCATCTTCTGTGGCATTGCGATAGGTTGTCGTGTCAAGAAAACTTTTTTGTTGGTTAGTCAATTCAAAGTCAGGCTTGAACTCAGGTTGGCGCATCATAATGCGGCTTGCCTCATTGACGGCAACGGATTGGTATTGGTCTGGATTCAGATTGGAATAGGGGTTTAAAATAACCCGGTTATCTTCTGTCGCCATGCCTGCCACGTTAGCGTTCTTTTTAAAATATTTAAGTTCGCTGGCATAAGGCTTTCTCATCTCAATACCTTTTGGTAAGCGGATAAATCCAAAGTCTTTGTCCATACTGTCCTCTTTATAGGTTGTTGGCGACAGCTATTCCCTATTGCCCGTGTGCGATATGCCACTGCCAGCTATTCACTGACACCAACACGGATGAGGACTGCGCCTAAGTTAATAAGCCGCTTAGTCGCTAGAATGCTTGACTAATCCTGCTGATTCGATCCGGACTCTCCACAGCAGACCAATCCTCATGCGTGTTAGTGCCGGTCTATCCCGGCTGTCTGTATCAATTACAAGTGGTGGTGCAGTTATTCCCGCCGTAGCAGCAGGTGGTGCAGTAAACGCATCTGCCTTGGTCGCAAAACGTATTGTAGGTGCAGGTAGCGTAAACCAGAGGGGCTGTAACTGCTAGCCAGAGTGCGATGAGATATTTCATATGGCTCCTTTAAGGATTATTAGTCGGGTACTCGCTGCGTCTGTCTGCAGTACCCACCGCGTAGTCGCAGCAAGTCGCACGGCAGTATCCGCTTTCCCCGGAGAACAATATATCAGAACGGTATCTCGTCATCCATATTATCTTTTTTATCGTTAGGCATATACCCATTGCCTTTATCTATCGAGTGCTGGGTAGGTTCTGCTGGCACCATCTTCCCCAACCGCACCGAGTAGAACAGATCCCCGTTCTTCGTCTTCTTCTCCCAAGCCGACAGGTAAAACACCTGCCCATTTAACCTCATCTTCCCAGACCAGTCCGGGCTATTCTCATTCTTCTTCTTGTTTAAGAACAAATTACCATTGTCATCTTGCAACTCATAGGGCTTATTACCGTAATTCATGTGGCTCTCCAAAGAGATTACTAAAAGTTATTTGCACAACTGTGCCTATCTACTATACTTCATTGCAGGGGCTATGACCCAGCCCTCCCGTCGGTAGCTTGTGACCAAGGGAATAAACGTGGCGAATAGGACGGTACTCCTTATTCATACTCTCGGATGAGATCAAGTAGAGAATATCGGGACACATAGTTCTTGCAGAGGCTGGCCCCTCTGTTAGCCTAGATAAACTAGAACAAGCATCCAGTAATGGATTACTCCTATATAAAAAATATGGGTTAGGTTCTTATTGCCCACCCCGTGAGGGCCTTTCCTTCGTAGCCAACGCCTCTAAGCCATCCGCTAACTACCTCACAGTTATATATAAAAAAAGTCTGCAACAACCCGCTTTTAGACTTAATTGTTATTAAGACTTACCCCTGACGGCCAAAAAACAAGGGAAAAATTGAGTTAGGTACCCACCGATACAGGCGAAGGGTGGGGGGAGGTAAGGGTGGGTCGCGCTGATGCCAGTCTGGCAGCGAACCATGCAAGCCGATGCGGTGGCTCTCTGCGATACTGCTGCCAGTCTGCGAATACCTGCGACAGTACACGCTCGAAAGACTCCCTGCTCAAGCCAGCAGCACACATCGACACGGCCACCTGCCTATCCTCGCTGGTTACAATCCTGACAATGCCAGCAGCAGAACATGACTTCTTCCACATTGACATTACATCATCCACACTTAAATACGAACGTTCGTTCTTTTCTGCCGTTACTGCAACAATGTTAATTGGTTCCTTGTGCTTGTGTAACAATTCATCTGCCTGTATCTGTTGCCACACTTGCAAGGTAGGTGGTAGGTCTTCAAACTTCACCCGATCCATGTGGTCTGTGGTGCTGATACTGTCATCGTAAATGACACGCAGGATCTGAGCAGTCTTCCCGTAAGTGTGGTTCTTTACCTTCTTGAGATATCCCATCTCGACAAGCTTCTTAACCTGCCTGCCTGCTGCCTGCCTTGTGACTCCCAGCATCTTTCCGACATTCTCATGACCCGGCCAGCACAAGCCAGCACGGTTAGCGAATGAACAGACAGCTAGCAACGCTCTCATCGCTGCCGGTCTGATCCTTCTGTCATTCACTGCCCGGATTGGCACAACCGTATACATCCGCTTATCAACGGGTTTCTCTTTGGTGATCTTCGGTGGCTCTGGCAGTTCAAAGCTTTGCATTGATTAACCTCTGCATCTTGTCTTCGGTGCTTTCATGCTGCCTGCAATACTCTCTGATAGCCTGCTCTGCTATTGATACCCGCGAGCGTCTCTGCTGCTCTGCCTGCCTATCCAGCATCTCCCGGACATCTACCCGCAACCTTAATAATGTAGCTTTCTGTTCCATAGACGGATGCTATCACAATGCAATAATCGATTGAAATAATTATCTTGATTGCCTGCTGTCAAGATATATAATGCCACTCAGCAACACACATTAACGTCAAAACCTGAAAGGACACGACACAATGAAAACAACTGAGATTATTTCTTTAGCCGATTGGCATCTAGATCAAGCAATGTACAGCGCTGCCAAGTTTTGTTTGGCTGAAGCAGAAAGATTTTCCCGCCAAAAAAAAGAGGCTTTTGCAAGGAAATATGCGTTACTTTCTCTCGCGTATTCGGTTGGGCTTTCTCATCCTGATTACATTCTGGCAAGCAAATAAACCCGTCAACCCTAAAAGGAAACGACACAATGAAACTCAAAACCATTCAAGCATTCTCGCTCATCGCTCTGGCAATAGTTATCTTAATCGGTGCTGTAACTGGTGACTTTGATACCGCCGAACTGCTTATGTATACCGCCATCTTTGTCGGCCTGACAGCCGTCCATCTCACCACCGAAGACAATATTTAATTATTAACTGTCAACCCTGAAAGGAAATGACAAATGCTCAAAATCTCTGTTACTTCAAAGCTTGACGGTATCCGATCATGGTCTTTACAGGCCATTGATACCTGTCCCGGTTCCATCGCAGCACCGGGCGAGTTAGTCGATGCCTGCAAGGGCTGTTATGCCACCACAGGAAATTATCGCTTTAATAACGTCAAGGCACCACGTCTGCATAACCAAGAAGACTGGAAACGTATCGAATGGGCTGACGATATGTGCCAAGAACTGGAAAAGGACAGGTACTTCCGTTGGTTCGACTCGGGCGATGTCTATACTCTTGCCCTTGCTGAAAAGATTCTAGAGGTCATGAAGCGTACCCCTTGGTGCCAGCACTGGTTACCTACCCGGATGTATAAGTTTCCAAAGTTTAGACAGGTATTCGCTGAGATGCAGGCATTGAAAAATGTATCCGTGCGGTTTTCATCCGATAGCGTTACAGGCCAGTACACGAAGGGCTTACACGGTTCCGTGATCATCCCGTCTGCTGCTGATGCCAAGAAGGGTATGACAGTCTGCCAAGCTTACGAGCACGAAGGTAAATGCAACGGGTGCCGGGCTTGCTTTCACAAGCTTGCCAAAGTCATCGCCTATCCAGCACACGGAAAGACCATGCATAAAGTTATATCAATCAAGCTTGCCGCTTAACCGTACCAGCGCAGCACCCGGCCCGGTATGCGTACCGGGTTTTTTTAACGCCACATGAACCGAAAGGGATCACTATGCCTGTCACACTCGCAACCCTCTATGAGGTAGCACCGAACCTGTCAGAACCTGATGCTTTACAGGTTTTGCTACTAGTCAACCTGTCAGCAGAGCAGGGATATACCGTCAATCACTCACTGATCGAGAGAATCATTCAGCGTGTCACATTAACATTTTAATAAAGGAATAATCATGGTCGGAAAAGTCACACCGGATACGATGCTATCCGCTTCCCGCTTGCCTGCGGTTATGGGCTACAGCAAGT